GTTAATTACCGGAACAATTCTATTGACTCTTGCACCTGCATTTATTATTCCACTTAACACTACTGCACCTTTACCTGTGTTATCTAAACCAGTAGGAGCACCTGCACTGTCATCATCTCCTATACCGTCTTTGTATAGTCTATCTATTTTAACCCATTGTGTTGGAGAATCTGCTACTGTAATTGTTGCTGTAGCACTTGAACCGCCGCCTCCTGAAATAGTAACAATAGTATTTGCATCATATCCGCTTCCGCTATTGTTTACCACAATGTGGTCAACTGCACCAGACTGTATAACCGCTGTAGCTGTAGCACCTGTTCCGCTACCACTAACAGTTACAGTTGGAGCACTAGTATATCCACTGCCACCTGCTACTTTAGTAATTGCACTAACATAACCTGTTTTAAAAGGTGTGCTAATAAATTCTACAAGGCTGTTTAAGCTGGCTTTTTTAAGACTGTTGGTTTGTGTAAGTCCTATTCTTTGCACATAAGCTGTGCCACCTGTATTGTATGTAAAATATCCACTACAACCATTTGCACCTTTTGTTATTTGATTCCAACGAAATACATTTGTTTCGTCATTGAGTGTAGAATTTACAACTGTAATTCCGTCGGTTGTGTTATTAAAATCGCTTTGACTGTTATATCCACTACTGGTATATCCTTGTCTATTATAATAGAAGTTTTTAAGTTCAGGATTACTAAGCAATGGTTTAATGTGCAAATCATAAATTTGTGCACCAGTCAATGTCGAAGGCATACTAATTAAACTTCTATTGGTTACATTATTCTCATACACATAAGCATCATCGGTATACTGTGTAGCATCATTATATGTTGCAGTTGGATCATATATATCTCTAAATCTGCTGTGTCCACTGTGAACTCTGTTAACACTTTTAATCTTACTAATATTTTCACTTACTGTAACTGGAAAAATACTATAATCATCTGCTGTTATCATTCTATCTTGCGTTGAAAAGTATCTTGGCGCATTTGCTTTTATACTTGTAATACTTTCACGTTCACTTGCATTAGTAATATTTGATTTTAGACTACAGATAAAAGTTGCATTATAATTGTTTCCGTCACTTCCAACGTATTCTACAATTAAATTTGTATTGTTAAAGTTACTAGGTTGAAGTGTGTATGTTAGGTTTAATCCTGTTCTATACCAAACTCTGATTATACCACGTGGTATGTTTCCAAAGTTGCCATCTCCAAATACGATACTAATTTGATCATTTTCTCTACTTGCAATAGTATAGACATCTCTAATATTATTGGATCTTGCATTAAATATAGTATTGGCACCAAACTGTTTGTCTACTCTTGTCCAACTTTTTTGCACTGTGCCAACTTCGTCAATTGTTTGTACCCATACATTACCACTTGCAACGTCATCAGCGTTTATATCAAGCACAATGTTTGAAATACCTTCAGCAATAGTAAAGTCTTGATGTTCTAAACTACCTTGTTTAAATCCTACAAAGAATCCTGTATTTGAACTTGTGTTTCCACTATTATCATTTCTATATAATAAATCTACAACGCCATATGGATCTGGTGTTTTCTCTTCAAGTACTCGACTTGCGGTGTTTGTTTTTACACTGTGAAAACTAAAAGTTGTGCTTCTGTTATTCACTAAATTTTGAAAATTTCTTACTGCAATATTTGCAATACTGTTTGTTCTATATATCTCGTTAGTTATACCACTAGTACTAAACTTACTATAAGGAGAACCAAACTGACTACTTGACTGAAATATTGCATTCATAATTGTTAAAAAGTTTTGATAACTATTTGGATCTGTACTGTCGTCAAATTGTACACTATTATTAGCTAAACTTTGTCCACTTGCATCAAATATATTTTCGTTTGTTTTTACACTATCAATTTTAAGGTAACCGCTAGCAACAACGTTTCTTGTGGGTGTGTATCCTAAAAATTCAGCAATGCGTAAGGCGCTTTCTCTACGTTCTGCTGTGCTAAGATAATTTTCTCTACTTGCTAGGTCTGCTCTAAATGCTAAGTTATGTCCTAGAAATGCCATAAGTTCTATTAAACTTACAAATTCACTTGAATTGATCCAGTCATTGTAATTTTCTGGATAGTTTTTGTTTATGTAGTCCACCATTGCATTTCTTATGGTTTCATAATCATATGCTTGGAAGTTTGCTTCGCTGAAACTTTCGTATACAACGCTGAAGTCTTCTGCGGCAAATAAACTACTTTGTCTTGCGCCTTGTGCCATTATACTTGCTCACCTGTGTATGTAAGAAACAGTTCTTCTGCTGTTCCTGTATCAATGTATTCTAATCGTACACGAACTTCTAAAGAATGTTCGCCTGTTTTATTGAGGATAGCCTCTATGTATTTCCATCTTGGATCATTGTTTACAATTTCTGTTATATCTTGTAATGCATCTTGTTGTGTAGCGATATCCAATGGTTCAAACACCAATTCTGGTAGTATGCTACCAAACTTTGGATTCATAACTCTTTCGCCTTTGCGAGTTTGCAAATGATTCATTAGATCTCTCTTAGCAATATCAACATCTTCAAGACGTTTACTGCTGATTGTTTGATCTACACTGCTATATCCTATATAAGTTACCATACTAATATTTATTGCAAAATTAACTACTCAGTTTATATTTTGATAATAGTTTCGATGAAATCGTCTGTTTGTAGTGTTTTAGTAATTGTAAGTGTTGTTCCACTTACTGTAAAGTCAAATAAGTGTTGTATAATGTCTCCATTCACAATTACTTGTAGCTTTTCTACCGGTGTCATACTAGGTGTTTTGTTGAGTGTAAATGTAGTTGTACCGCTATATGTAAAAGTTTGTTTAATTAATGACTTGGTATATTTGTTTGATATGTCTCTTTTTATACCTTCTGGAGTAAAAGGCAAGAATTTAAGTGTTTCAGCATAATATGCATACCTAGCTTTTCTCAAATCACTATCAGATAGTAGATTTTTTTCATTTTGATCACGCATATTAAATATACCGTTTGTTCTCATCCATATTCTATTTTTGCTTTTACCATAGTCTGCTAGGCGTAGTACTGTAGCCGCCTTTATACACTTTTCATTGTTTATGTCACTGCGTTTTATCATATCAGCTACTGTATCATATGCCTTTGTTTTGAGATGTGGTAATAAGTTGTATTGTCCTTCTACTGCATCTACATAAAATATTTTACCTGTAGCCCAATTTAACAAAACAATACCATCAAAAACACTTTGGCTAATTAGTTTTATTCCATTTGCCTCAATTTGATCTTTTACTAGTTTTTGTTGTTTATTAAATTCTGTTGTCCATGCATCATATGCTTGTTGTTCAGTTATACCAGTCTCTGCACTACTTTCTCCATAAGCAAACCCATTATAACCTATGTATCTAGCAAAGTTAAGTGCAACCAATTCACATGCATCACTTGCATTTACACTATCTATTTCTAATTCTGTATGATACAAGTGATGACTTTGTATAACAAAGTCTTCCCATACAGTTTGATAACGTCTTGCTACACTATCTAATGCCATTAAAACGCACTCCCATTTCTTGGGTTGGTGTTTCTGTTGGGTTTTTCATATCCCCCAGTTTGGGTAGTACTGCTTTTTGGATTATTCGGTGAACTTTGATTGTTGTTTTGTACCTTGGACATGTCTATATCTTTACCTGCTAGATTCAGATCACTGCTAGCGGCACTTGCAATTTTAGTTTGTTGTTCTGTATGTCCACCCCAAGGTTCTGCTTCTGGAACTCTACCGGTAATACTTTGTTTTACAGTTCTGTTGACACTGATATTGTTGTTTGTAGTTTTTGAAGCTTCTGATGCGGCTGGACCGTTTAAATCTATTAAGGCGGCAGTGGTTCTGCTGTTACCAACAGCTTTTAAATGTAGATTCAAATCAGTTGTAAGTTTGATATCTTTGTTTGAATGCAAATTAAATTCACCTGTTGCTGTTTCTAGTTGAATTCCGTCACTGCCTCTTGCTTTAATATTAATAGCATCTGCATCTAAAGAAAAGTCACCACCAACATGCATATTCATATCATTTTCTGTGTGCATACTGATATCACCACTACTGTAAATGTCTATTTTACCATCAGCACTTAGTTGTACCCAACTGTTGCCTGCTTGATTAATTACATATACTATACCTGCTGTGTCATTGAACAGCATTTGAGCACCACCAGCACTGCGTAATCTCACAAGATTACTATCACCAGCTTCTCTACTTTCATCTGGTGCTAAACTTTGTTCGCTTTTACTAGCTGTACCATCATCCATAACAAAACTGTGTCCTGTTGGTGTATTAAAACCAAATACATTACTAGGAGATTCTCTTCTTGCACTACTACTGCTCAAACCTCTTACGCTATCTAATCCTAGTCCTTGTTTTCCTAATGCACCAGCAAG